TATACTAAAGGATTCAAATCCTGGTATTAAGTCTATGCTTGCCATATTAAAATGTTGATTTAATTATTAGATCTTGGATTTCAGCCGTAAGCTTTCTCTCATATGCTCTTGTAACAATTTTCTTATCAATTAAAAGATCTACAATAACAGATGCTAATACTTTGGCTCCTGATGGTTTATCTTTTCCAGCTACTTGGACCATAGCTTCATTCATTGCTGATAACCTTTCTCTTTCTTTTTCTAATGCCTGTAATGTTTCATTATCTAATGCTTCACCGTCGCCGCCAGTTTCAGTATCAATTTGCTTATCTATAACCTTAATCATTTTCTTAATAGCAGATTTACTCATACCTTCATTAGTAGCTTTATAACCTTCATATGCTTTATCAATAGATTCATTCACATGTTTTTTAGCTTCTGTTAAATAACCTTCTGCCGTATGATCAGTGTTATCATTACCTTCATACATGTTTGCTTGTTCTGCAACATGTGTTGAGCATGATTCAACCAGTCCACCGATTGCATTCATACTATATCCTGATTGTGGTATTCCTCCACCTAGTCCGAAGTTTTGAATGTTGTTCATGCCAAAACCTGCTGCAACGATTGCCTCGTTTACATCAAATTTTTCAAAGTTTGGTATCTTGCTCATAATTAGTTTTATATTTGTTTATATATTCCTAAAACAAACCTTAAGTTTATGCATATAAAAATAAACACAATTATGTCAGAATTTTTTAGAACAGCAATGGGTCGTAAATTAATAGATGGTGATATACCTAATTTAGTTAAAGTCTTAGAAAGAATTGCAATCCAAATGGAAAAGTCAAATAAACTAGAAGAAAGGAAATTTGTATTAGAAGAGAGAATACAAAAACTTACTATTAAAGAATCTAGTAAACATTCCTCATTACAAGCACCAGATCTAAAGCCAAAATATAATGCTAGGCAAAGTAAACCAAGCAAATAAATATAATGGCTAAAGGAGATATTACATACAAACAATTTATTGCTCACATGGATAAAGGTAATAAGGTTTATATGAAAAAATCAAAGTCATGGCAAAAGGTTTGGTTTTGGTGGGAGTCAAAACGTGATAAATGGTTTTTAAATAAAGCCCATGACAAAAGAGAAGATGGTAGAGTGATTACCGAAAAATCAGTTTGGATAACAGCTAAGCAAATGGAATCTCATTTAAATTTCATGGAGAGACAAGGCTACAAATATCATATAGATGAATAAATTTTTAATAGGATTTTTATTATTTTTTTTGGGACAAGCTGCAATATGGTTTCAAACTAATGGACAATTTATCTGGCCTTGGTTTAAACGAAACCCTTTGGTAATATCATTATTAATGGGTACTTCAATTAGTTATGTATTAATATTTGCTACTCGATTTATGGTTGAATATTATGATGGTTTATTATGGCCTGGTAGATTTATTGCATTTGGAACAGGAATTATTTCTTTTACATTTTTAACTTGGTATTTTATGGGAGAAGGGATTACAGCAAAAACAATGGTTTCATTAGTTATGGCATGTAGCTTAATTGGAATACAAATGTTTTGGAAATGATAGATCCATATAAAACACTAGGTGTAGATAAGGCTGCCTCTCCAGATGTTATAAAAAAAGCTTATAGGAATTTAGCTAAAGAATACCACCCAGATAAACAAAAAGGGAACGAAGAAAAATTCAAAGAGGTTGCTGATGCTTATGATACTTTAAATAATCCTCAAAAGAAAGCACGCTATGATCAACAGCGGCATAACCCGTTTGGTGGTGGTTTTAGTGAAGGGTTTTCAGAGAGTATGTTTGAAGATTTATTAAAGAATCAAAATTTCTCTGGAGCATTTAATCAAAGGTATGGTTATAGTACACAAGGCCAAAATACACAAGGCAGATTACAAATATCATTAACCGATGCATACTATGGTTTAACTAGAGATATTGGAATTGGAATGAAAACTATAAAGGTTAATATTCCTGCTGGTATAAAAAATGGACAAAAGTTAAAACTTAAAGGTTTAGGACAGCGTGGTCAAACTGAAGAATTAAGCGGTGATCTTATTATGACAATAGAGGTTATAACTGATAACAACTTTTTTATAGATAATCAGGGTTTACATACAATTAATAATATAAGTATGTATGATGCTATCTTAGGTGGTAAAGGTACTCTTAATTGCTTTAATAAAACTATAACATTTACAATACCACCAGGTACTAATAATGGTAAAGTATTACGAGTTAAAGGTAAAGGATTTCCAATCTATAAACAAGAAGGCAAATTTACAGATTTGTTAATAAGCATTATTGTAGACATACCTACAAATCTAGATCTTGAAGATAAAGGAATGATACAAAAAATAAAAAATAAACACAATGGATAAAGGTAACGGTTTTAACGATGAATTCATTAGAAGTCTTTTATTAAATTTAGAACATTCAGACTTTAATCAATTTATGGATTTATCATATCATGTATTAATGCAAAGTCCTGGTGCAGTTTTAAAAAGAGGAGATTCTATTGAAATGAAAATAGAAAGCATAGATGGTTTAATTAAATATTTTGAAGGTATTGAGGCATATGAAAAATGTACTAATTTACAAAAGCTTAAATCTATGCTATTCTTAAATACTTCTTTTGATGAAGATGATGTTTAAACTTTTTTTATTTTCTCTATATAATTAATAAAAATAACTATGGCTATATTAGAATTTATATTTCAATCATTTTGGCATTTCGTAGGTGTTGTTTTTCTGTTGGCTATTGCTGTTCAATGGAAACCTTTTACTTCATCTGGGCAAGGTTTAACAAGTGAGCAGTTTGATAAAATCTTAGATAAGGTTAAAGAAAAGAAAAAGAAGTAGATTTAACTGTCCTATGGTGTAACTGGCAACACGTCTGCTTTTGGTGCAGAAGAGTCGAGGTTCGAGCCCTTGTGGGACAACATTTAAATAGTTTAAGAATTGTTAATAACTTTTTGAAAATAACAAGATTTTATAGTTCAGAACCGAGAAAATTGTATTATATTTATAATATAATTAAATAACGGAATATGGAACAAATAAACAAAAACTTTAGCTATCTACAAACATTCCTTGATGAAATGAATTCTTCTTCATCAGGAAATCACAAAATAGCAACTATCAAGAAACACTCTGATAGTGAATTTCTACAAAACATTTTTTACTACACTTATAATCCCTATAAAAAATATGGAGTAACATCTAAGAACTGTAAAAAGAACTCTGATTTACTAGGTCATGCAAATACTTATGGTGACATATTTAATTTATTAGATGATTTAGCAAACAGAGTTTGTACAGGGCATACTGCAATTGCAAATGTTAATCGCTATATCAAAGAACATAAAGGATATGAGGATATTATTTACAATATAATTGATAGAGACCTTAAAATGGGTGCATCTACAAGTTCGGTTAATAAAGTAATTCCAAATCTTATACCAACATTTAAAGTTGCATTAGCAAATCCTTATAATGTTAAAAGAGTAAATTTCCAAAGTGGAGACTGGTACGGTTCTAGGAAATTAGATGGAGTTCGTTGTATTTGCAGAAAGGAAAATGATACAGTAACATTCTTTTCTAGAAGTGGTAAAGAATTTTTAACATTAGAAAATTTAGAAAAAGAAATTTTAAAGATTCCAGGTAACTTTATATTAGATGGAGAAGTTTGTATGGTAGATGAAAATGGTGCTGAGGATTTCCAAGGAGTTATGAAACAGATTAGAAAAAAGAATCATCAAATTCAAAATCCTAAATTCTTTGTATTTGATTATTTAACTTTAGAACAATTTGATAATCAAACTGGAACTACACCATTAACATTTAGATTAGAATTAGGAAAGAATAGTTTACCAGAAAATATTAATTCTGATTTGATTAAATTCTTACCACAAATACAATTAACTACCGAAGAACAATTTACTGAAATGGCTAAAGAAGCTGAAGAGGCTGGGTTTGAAGGAATCATGGTTAGAAAGAATGTTGGCTATGAAGGAAAAAGAAGCCATAATCTATTAAAGGTTAAAAAATTCCATGATGCAGAATATACTGTCTTAGGAACTACTAATGCATTTATCCGATGGACAGAAAATGGTAAACAAGTAGAAAGGGAATGTTTAAGCAATATTACAATCGAACATAAAGGTTGTAATGTAAATGTAGGATCAGGATTTTCTAAAGAACAAAGAGAAATGTATTTTAAATCTCCACAAGATATTATTGGTAAGACTGTAACAATACAATACTTTGAGGAAACAGAAAATCAAAACGGCGGATACTCATTAAGGTTTCCTGTATTAAAGCATGTTTATACTGATGGGCGTGATTGTTAATCTGTCTATTTGTTACAAGACATCTAACGAACTTTCTTTTTGCTAATGATATAATATATAAAGAAAGGAATAAGTTTAAGAATGAAAAGAAATAATATAACAATTTTTGATGTTGATGATACACTTGTAGTTACCAAGAGTAAAATCAAAGTACATAATCCAAAGACTGGTTTTCAAGTAGATCTTACACCTCAACAATTTAATACGTTTAAGAAAAGGCCAAATGATAAATTAGACTTTTCTGATTTTCAGAGTTTAGATATACTTAAAGCTGGTAAGATTATTGAATGGGTATTTTCAATCTTAAGAAGAACTATAGCTAAAGGTAAACCTGTAGGTATTATTACTGCTCGTGATGATTCGTCTCTTATTCAACAATTCTTAAGTCATAATGGTATAAATATTAACCCTAATTATATTTTTGCTATTAATGACCCTGCATTAAAACTTAAAGGTTCAACCGCAGAGAGAAAAAAAGAAGCCTTTAGAAAATTCATTGATATGGGTTTTAATAACTTTACATTCTTTGATGATGATAGGGAAAATATAAATTTAGCCAATTCTTTAAATAAAGAAGATGGTATACAAATGAAAGCTAAGTTAATTAAACAAAAATGGATTCCAAAATTC